TCAGCACACAGCGCGACGACTGCGCCGGCGCGCTGCATTGCTTTCCGGAAAGGCGGCACCAGATCCTGCCACATCGGCGCGAGCACGGTGTGCTTGCCCAGCCGATTTGCGTAGTTGATCTGCTCCAGCTTCGGGACCTGCGTCCAAATGATCGTGGACTGCTTTTTGGCCCAGTCGGTGAATTTGATGATATTCTTGTGGACGACAGCGCGGTCGTACGGAATCCGCAGCTTGCCCGGCTGGTTGTCGGCGTAGATGTCGAAATCCACGCCCTGCGAACGCAAAAAATCAACCAGGCGTATGCAGAGATACGCCTGATCGCAATGGGCATAATGCGTATAGATACCTACTCGCATTATTACTGTGGCGCCCCGCCACCTTGCCCGTAGGTTTGGGCCATCACAGCCGCCCCGCCTTGCGCACGGGCCTGCTGCCGGATGTCGTCCATGATGCTGCGCACGAGAGAATGCATCGTAGGATCGGCGCGTTTGAGCTTGATGAGTTCGGCGTCCTTCAGGCTTTCCGGCTTGGCCAGCAGGTCATTTGCAATCAATTGCGCCTGCGTCTGCAGCTCCTCGGGCGTCCGCGGCACGTTCGGCGAATTCTGCCGCTGCATGATGAACTGGTCAACAGCACTGGGCGCCTGACCCGGCAGCCCAGGCGGCTGGCCTGGGGCTGCGCCACCACCGCCACCTTGCGGCGGCGCGCCACCACCCTGCGACGGATCGCCCCCGGCCGGCTGCCCTGTCGCGCCAGAACCCGTATCGCCCACGCCAGCCATCATATTGGCAGGCTGAGACATAGCCTGCATTTGCTGCGATTGCTGCATCTCTTCCTGCATGCGCTGCTGCTCGTCGGCGTAGATCTTCTCCTCTTCGAGCATGCGCTTTGTTTCTTCCTCGTAGTCCAGCCCCACGCTCTTGAGCCCCGTGGTTTTGCTGATCTGCTGGCCTTGCATGAGCTGCAGCTTGGCCATCTGCCGATTGAGGTCGTCGGCGTGCGTGACGCGCATGAGCTTGGCCGAAACCGGCTCCCAGGACATGTTCCGCGCGACAACCTCGACCAGGTTTCGAAGGAACAAATTCAGGTTGTGCGGTAGGTGCCCCCAGTTAGCCTCAAAAAGCCGCAGCGCCGCGGGCGCAGCCTGGAACGTCAGCGTGCCGTTGAAAAGCTCAATGGGCATGCCGATGCACTTCAACAGGGTGTCTTGACCCTGATCAATGAGATCCCGCGGAGCCAATTGACTGGCATCTCCGCCGAGCGCCTGGTATTTCACCGGGAACGGAAGAACGTTCCACCGGGCCGGGTCGGTTCGGCGGGCTCGGACCATAGCCTGCACGCGGGCCGAAAAACCTGAAAGGTTGATGGAGTGCACCGGGTCGCCAGAGGCCGGATCGCCGCCTCTTGGCTCCGGCGTAAGCACACGAAACGGTATGACGTAGTCCAGCGCAATCGCCTCGTTGTAGCGCAGCAAAATCTGCACGTACCAGGCTTGCCGGAAGTTTGTCAGCACGCGCGAAATACCCCAGCCGCGATTACGCATGCCGGACAGCGCGTCTTCCTTGAGGTGATAAATCACGTCTTTATCGAACATGAGGTTGTTGCCGCTTTTCACAGCTTGCACAACTTCCCAGCTGGCATTTTTCAAATAATGCAGATGCCCGGCTTTGATCTGGTTCCGGTAATCCTCGGGAATCTTCCAGACGTACTGGCATTCCGTGCTGTACGGATCCCACAGAATCTCAATCTCGTGCGGCGACCAGCGCTTGACCGATACGCCGCTGTTTTCGCCACTGCGCCGGTCGACGTGCCGCCAGACGCCTGTCTTTTTGCACTTCGGGCAGGTGGCGTGAAACTCGAAGTTTTCCCATTTGAACGCGCACTGCTCAGAACTGTGCACCTTCTCCAGCGGCATTTCCAGCCCGCACTGCTTGCACGACAGATAGCGACGGAACGGCAGCAGCAGGCTTGTGAATGAATTACCGTAGGTCAGGTAATCCATCGCCACCGTGTGCAGCACGTTCTTGATCGCCAGCGTGTCTTCCAGAAACACGCGGAATTTCTCTTTCTCTTCCTGCCCGACGGTGTTTTCGCCGATGTCGTTAATTTCAACGTCGGTAATGAAGTACGACACAACCCGGTCAACGGCTTGCCGGTAAACACCGTTGGCGTTCATGATGTATTCGCAATTGGCTACTGTAACGCCACCTGCGATGTAGCTGTGATCGTGTTCGACTTCAAAATTGTGTACAGGGCCGGCATACGACTCGCGAGTGACCGCTGTAATTCGGCGGAAAACATAGCCATCTCGCACAAACGCGGACGCCGTCGCGCCTTTCGCGGGTTTAAACGCTACAAGCGTTCGTCGGGCCTGCCGCACTTTCAAGCTATAGGCTTCAAGTCGCTGACAATCTGTTTTTGAGTATTTCAAACAGTAAGACGGCGCGTCAGACAAATGATTTGCGTTACGCTCACAAAGCGTCGGACATAAACCGACAAGTTGCGACAACCGCTGCAGCTGATACAGCATCGTGTACGACGTTGACCAAATCAAAGCGTCGCGAAATACGCCACGTGTTTGCGAACAATTACCGTCGCCGTCAATCAGACCGCCAATTACGCCGAGAATTGTGTTGTCTGACCACGTTAAACACGTGTCGGACAATTGTTTATTGCGCGCTAGGCCAGGACAATGCGTGGCAACCCAATCAGGCATTTCCACGTCAGAAACAGTTACAAGGCGCACGTCAGGTCGCGACGGCGGAGTGTAAACCGTTACCAGTTCACCCGTGGCGGCCTGTAATTCTTCAACAAGTCGGGCTAGTACGCCAGAACGCTCGTCTGCTTCACCGCAAGTGAAACGCACGCGCATAACACGCTCGCCGTCGCGACAAACGCAGCCCTCGGCTAAGTACATACCGATTAGCCAACCATCATATCGCGATGGTTGAATAGCTTGGCGCGCAGGAATAGGCGTGGCAACATAATCGCCTACCTGCAACAAATCTGCGCGAACTTTTTCTGTTTTGTCCGGGCGAATTTCAATTGCGGACGGTTTTTTACCGTTTGTTGGAATACGCCACAGCTGATGATTTCCAGTTAATTTGAGCGGGCGGCGCCTGCCAAAACCCGAAAAAGAAACGGCGACAATTTCTTCTTCGACGTTTCGAACGCTGTACCGCAACACGCGTTCTACCGTACCGCCGCGCGTCAAAACGCTGTCGCCCGGCCTTACTTGATCAATTGGACGAAGCGAAAGATCCGCTAACTCAACCGGTGTGCCAGGAAGAATGCACCACCGAAGCGCTGTTTGGATGCTTTCGGGCATCGACAGGCTGGCGACGTCGCAGAACGGATCCGGAAAGCGCTCGTCGGCGACAACGCCGCGGCCCATGGTGCCGCCAAAACCGACCGCTGAAGTAGGGCCAAAATCTGCCACGATGACCTCTATTTCTTCGCTGCGTCGGCTGCGCGTTTCCGGAAATCAGCGTCCAGCGCAACAATTTCGGCCGCGCGGGGCTTTTCGCCCGACGCTTTGATTTGTTGCTTATTCTCGCCGGTTTCGGGCGGGGTGGTGCCTGGTTCGATTACGCCGCGCTTTTCCATGCGTCAGCCCTCTTCTTGTGCCGCCACCACGGCGCGCTCGACCATCAAAACGCAGTACTCGCGGTTATCGTAAACATACTGAAATCCGGTCGTATGAACAAGATACAACCGGCGATCCTCGTTAATCTGCACAGCCCACGGGCGCTGGTACGGATCGTTTGCTGGCGGAAACCAGCGCGCTGCGTTCTGTTCAAACCGCAGGTCGTATACAAGGACAAGGAAGCCGCTTTGCTCGGGATTGTCGGGGTCCTGCCGCGAAACAGACACAAGGACATCGTGGAAAAACGCGGGCACCGTCCCGATACCCTCTTTTTCGAAGTACAGCAGCTTTTGCGGCGCGCCGACAGATTTGCTGCTGCCGCTGCTGCCGCCGACGGGCGGCTGCTGGGCGGCCGGGCGCTTTAAGCCGAACGCCGCCATAGGGCTGTAGCCGCGGTCGATCTTCTCAAGAGGCGGCGTCGCCGGCAGATTCGGGCCGGGCGAATAACCAGCTAATTCGCGCGATTCTTCTTGCAGCGCTTCTAACATCGTCGCCTCTTCCAGCAACTCAGCTGCGCGGGGAGGAACAGGCGGCGGACTAGGCCGGACAGCCGTTTGCTTCGTCGGCACGCGCTGAACATTCGACTTTGCCTGTTTGGCCAACTCCTCAAACGCCATTGCAGTGCGCTCCCGGATAGAGTCAATGTCGCCGCCCGGATACTGTTCCGTAGCCAGCCGGATCGCCTGATCAACCCGATCCGACGTCATCTGGTCGAGCGTCACGGCCTGGCTGTTCGGCCCGTCCGGTTCGATGTGGATCTCGATCTTCTGCCGGTCGTGCGGATTGAAGTTCACAGGCACGCCGCCCGGCGTCGATTTGGCGACAATTACACCGCGAATGCCGCGGGCGCCGCCGCGCATAAGCTCGGCCATTGTGCGGCCGTTGCCGAGGCGCTCTTGTGCCGGATCTCCGTAGCCGGACATGAAAGCTCCAATAGCTAAAAAAAGGGGGTGCGCTGCATAGCGCTACCCCCCAAAAGACTCTGGGGTCAAGTCTGGGCATACACTGTATAACCGATCCCGTGGGATTTGGAAATACAGTCTGCCGAGAGGGACCCCGGGTCCGCAGGCTTCTGTGACGCTTTCCGGCGACGGCAGCACTTCTGCCAGCACGTTACCAGAAAGCAATTGAGCGACCACTAAACCCAAACTGCCGTCTTCTGGAAAGAACGGCAACGTCATCGGAGCGGCGTCCTGTTCGAGGAGCCACTCCAACACCGGATTTTCGGGTTTAATGAAGAATCGCATCACAGGCCTCGGACCAGCCTTTTCTTGACCGCCGGCCGCCAGTTTAACGGCGGCAGCGCAGACCCGCCATACGGCGCGGGCGGGTTCTGCAGGTCCTCGACCGCCACAACCTGAATTTTCGGCTTCAGGCTGGCGACCATCTCCAGCTGCGGGTTTGCCACAGCGTTGAAGATGTCGTCGTCGGTCATCCACCCGTCCATGGTGCCAAGCACCAGACGGGCGGCCGTAAGGAACCGGTCAGGGTCACGCCGGGCCACTTCCGCTGCCGGCAGCCGCACGTGAACGGGCGCCGCCGGATTCAGCAGCGCATCGTACACGGCGTCGTCGGCGATCTCGCCGCCGACAGCCTGCCGAAACTCGGCGGCCAGCGCGTCCAGCGTCTGCTGATCGACAGCGTCGACCTGCTGGACGCCACGCCGCCGCAGCAGCCCCGCCGCCGGATTTTTCACCTCGACGCTGAATTGCGCCGCGGTGAACTTGTTCGGCGCCGAAGACCCGAGGACCGGCCGATGATCCTCGTACGCCGTGCCGGCAGCGATCGCTCGGGACACAGCGTCGACGTTCGCGATTGCGGCGTCGACGAGCGTCATCCCGGGCATCGAATTCCGGTCGATCAGAGCCGCCGGGTTCGCCGCCTGCTTGGCGGCGTCGATCTGTTCCGTGCCGTTGTAGAACGGCACGAGCACCCGCGGCCAGATCGTCGCCGCGGGCGGTCGGTGCAGGCGGGGCGCGCCAAGCCGCGTGCGCGCATAAACGAGCAGTTCCTCGGCCATGTTACAGGCCCAGAAAGCCGCCCGGCGGTGCAGCGGGTTCGCCGCGTCCAGCCGCCCGCCGCTCGCGATTGGGGCCGTGAAATCCCAGCAGCCGAGCGTGTTGCCGTACATGAATTTCCCGCCGCGGGGGCGGGAAACCACGAGGCCCAGGAACAGACCGTCACGCCGCGGCTCCAGCGTGACGGCCAGCGGCCTGGTCGGCTCATTGCCGCTGCACAGCGTGCCGAACTTGCGGCCGCGGCCGGCGGCGTGCTCGATCGCCGCGACGCCCTGCAGCGCGTCGACGATCGGGCCGGTGAACTGCTCAACGAGCGCTCGCTGCCGCATTTCGATTGTGGCCATGGTTCTTACCTGCCTTCTTCTTCTTCTTAGATGATCGGTTTCGAACAACATCGCAGCGACGCACGTCGCCGCTGTAATACTTGTTGTTCGTGCAAGTTGCCCACTCTTCGACCGTCACGACTTGCGGCGGACGGTCGTAAAACGTGAGTAACAGTTGGTCGGCATTGATCTTCCGCTGACGCTTAACCGGAGCGCCGCGGAACTCAACTACTCGCATGGGGTTTTCCCGTGGGGGCGAGCGGCCCCAGCCTCATATCTCCGCCACTACAAAGCAGGCGGAGCAGTGAATATGCCCGTATATCGCCGAAAATTTAGTTGTCGGGATCGGGTAGAATCGTGTCGAAAATGTTCGTCACGGTCTCGGCTTCGTCGGAGAAAAACTCGTCCGCCGCGCCGCTGTTTCTTTGGGCGCTTGGGAGTTTAACTTGAGGTGGCGGCTCAAGATGCGCAGGGTCCAGCCCCAGGTAGCCGGTGTCGTCAGGTTCAAGGTTGTCGGTCGGGACGGCGAAAAGCGGCTTATTGCCCCACGGCGTCAGCAGGTGACGGAACGGCGGCTTGGACACCTTCAGCTGCACGCCGGCAAAGCTGAATACCGACACGTCTTTGTCCACCAGCTCTGTCAGCTTGGCCTGCAGCTCTTCCAGCGTGTCGAATTCCTGCGTGGCGTACGAGCCGTCATTGCCCAGCACCGCGGCATAGAACTTGATAGTTTCGAGCTGCGGCTGTTCCTGCTTTTCTTTGGCCATGTCAGTCTCGCATGTCGAGGGGGTCGTTGCCGGTGAACTCAGTCAGCAGCGGAGCGCCAGACAACGACCGTAATACGCGTTGCGGATCGTGTGTCTGGATCGTCTGCACGGTCGGCAGTTTATCCGGCTTGGCCGCATTGTAATTTACCCACACGATAAACGTGTTGCCGATCACGCCGAACACGCGCACCAGCAGGGTCTCTGTCAGTAGCGCGGTCGGGTCGGGAATGCTCAGGTCGTACGAGAACGTGCTGGCAAAGAGGTTCGTTTTCGGATTGGAGTACGCGATGCCGTTCAGAAACCCGAAGCACTCCTCTTCGCGTTCTTTGTCGATGGCGTACAGGCGCTTGTCCCAGTTCACGGGTTGCGTGCGTCCGGGCGGCGGCTGAATGCCCATGCCGTGAAAGAACCGCCACTTGTCTTTGGTCAGGTCGACGCAGAACGGGCGCAAAGTTGCTGATGGCGCCGGGCAATAAGCGTCAAATTCCGCCATCGGGTCACGGTCAAATCCGCCGTGCGTGAAGAGCAGCGCCGGCGTAAAAAGCACCACCGGCTTGTCACGCGCCCGCAGGGTTTCGGCGCACGACACGACAGGAAGCGCGTCGGCGTCCTTGACCGGGTCCAGCTGCCGGAATGTGTCTGGCCGTTTCATTTTGCTTTGCTGTTGGTCAACCCGGCGACGGTTGTTTGCATCAGCAGGAGCAGCACAAACGCCGCGTCAACAACGTTATCGATACCGGTGGACTTGTACTTGCTTGAATCAAATGCAGCGCCCAGGGTTCGGTTGGCCGACGCGATCATGTCTTCCTTGCTGGATTTGCCGTTGCCCGTGGCGAACTTTTTGATCGTGCTGATGGCAAACCCCTGTGCCAGCAGTTCGGCTTCCTGGGCCCATGTCGCAACGGTCACTTTCATACCGCCCAGGACTTCCGACGCCGTGGCCACCCGGGACAACACCGCCGGAATGCCGAACTTCTTGTTGACGAAGAACTCTTTCGGCGGCGAATACTTGACGTCTTCGTAGCCAATGACGTCGGGCGCCGTGACGTTCAGGAATGCGCGCAGCCTGACAAACCGGGCAGCCCCGGATTCGAGCCCCTGCGTCGAGAGATCCCACTGAAACAGCTGCAGTTTCTCCTGCAGGATTTTCTTGCCATTTTCGTAGTCATAGACCGCCACGCCGCAATTGCTGCCCAGGTCGAGACCCAAGAAACGCAGCGTACCGGCAGGCGGCTTGCCCAGCTTTGCCCCGAATTGCGCGGGGTCTTTGTACATCCTGTACTTCGGCATTAACTGCCTTTCTTCGAATTAGTGAAGTAGTCGAGAAATGTTCTCTGCGTTTTGGGCAGAACGGGCGGCGCCTGGGTTTTGGCCAGTTCCGCCATTTTAGCCTGCAACGCCGTGTATTCCGTGTACAGCGTGTTCAACCGCGTTTGCAGGACATCGTTCTTCAGCCGCAACGCCTCGGCGACGTACTCGGGGTTGTAAGCCGGGGCGTGCGGCCGGCGCGCAAACTCCCTGGCCGCGGCGGCGAAGCGGGCCATTTCATCCGCGGCCGGGGATTCCTCGCCGACAAGCGACACTTCACGGACGGCTTTAAACCAGGCGGCGCAGATCACCTCGCCAATGGCGGCAAACAACGTCGTCCGGACCGCCGGGCGGGCGTCGTAAAACCCGTGCCGCAGCAAAGCCTGTGTCAGGCTAGACACCGGGTCGGCAGCGTTCACGAAATCGCGCTGGGCTTTGGCCAGCGCTTCAACGGCCAGCCCAAGCTCTTCCGCCGTGATGTTCTGCTCGTCGCGCCACGCAGCGTCAGCCGGAAAGTCTGTGCTGGGCGCGTCAAGGTTTTCGATCGCCGTGCGCATCAGCGTCGGGGTGATATACGCATAATCCCGTTCAGGGTTATACAGTGGCCCCGAATCACCCTTCTTGCGGTACCCGATGTCGCCCATGACAAACCTCCATGAAATACCGGCGGCTATTCCTGCCCCTCACGCTGCTGGCAGCGCTGACACATCAGATTGCTTTCGCCCGGATTGAAGAACCCCTCAGAATTGCAGGTCAGGCAGTGCTGCACAACGTACGTCTGCGGGTGCACGGCGTACGGACACTGATCATATCCAACCCAGCAATTCACACAAGAGTGCTCAAACGCGTTGGGGCACGGTTTCGCCCGACAGCGGACTTCGATCTTTTCACGGTTGTCACGAACCATGCTGCTGCTGGCCGTCACGCGCATAAATGCCGGCCCGTGTCGACTGCGGGCGGCTTCAACGTGTGCGTAGAACAACAGGTTTACAAACTGCAACGGCGTCGAATACGGATACGGACCCCAGGGCGCGGAAAAACCCAACGTCCTGGAAATAGCCCGGCAACTGCCCGCCGACACAAACTCTGTAAACACCATCGGGCAGGGGGAACCCGCCAACGCGCGGCACCGAAACAGATAGCCGGCCATCTTCCGCCTGTGGGCCGGCCGGACTTCTTCGAGGCAGACCGGCACAATCTCGTCTTCAACTTGTCGGGTCCATGGCAGCACCGGTTCGCCATCGATCAATTTGTCGATATTGCCGGCCAGCCGCCAGGCCAGGATTTTGGCCTGCGGCATTGTCAGTGTGGTTCCAGCCAGTACGCGAATAGATTCAAACAATGCGCTGTGCGAAACAGAACCGGGCAGACACGCCGCGACGCTATTACAAACGTCTGTGATCGTGTCGCCCGATAGTGTGGCGTCGGTGTAACTGCGCAGCCCGTTGAAGAAAATCTTGTCGCGTCTAGCCTTCAATCGCTGATAGCTAAACGACTTAGTTCTCATTGGGGAGTTGGTTGCGGGTTTTCGGGTTTCGGCAGATCCACGATTTGCCGGTCTTTGTTGCTGGCGTTCCAGGCTTCGCGCGCCTTGCTGAGCGCGTCGGCTGCGGTCTGCAAAAGATCCAGCGCCCGGCTGTTTTCTTGCTGCAATAGCGCGACAATTGTGCCGATCTCAGTCGTTAGCAATTGCGCGATGTCGCCAATCCGCAGCACGGAGTAAATCTTGGCGCTCTTGATTTCGGCGTTCGGGTCTTTGGCCGAGCGGAAACGGATCGTCACGTCCTCGATTACCACGTCCGCAGGAATCGGGTCAGCCGGCGTCTTGCCGTGAAAGTACATCCCCAGCTCGCGCAAAATCGTGTGCCGCGTATAGAGGTCGGCCATCGTTTCGGCAGACCGCGACAGTACGGCGGCCGGATCAACGCGCTCGGTCTGCTGCGTTGCGTGCGCGGCGGCGATCTTGCTCATCGCCTGCGTCAGCGCAGACGTGTCGATCTTGACCGGTACGGTTGTCGTCCGCATGACAGGTTCGCTTGCTACCGCATCGACGATTTTATCGCTTGCCATATGGCCTCCATCAGTGTTCGAGAACAACGCCAAAACCCACCCAGTACCGAATGCCGGTGTTCGTATCCGTATCGGGGTCGTACAGCAGCTCTACAGGCGCGCCGGTCACCACGTAAAAGTGCTTGACCTGCCGCGGCAAATGGCCCGCGCACGATAACCCGAGCTGCAGCATGTAGGCAAGCGCCAGGTCTGC